GAAAAGAAATCAAATAGTTGACGACGACTCGGGTCGAGTAGATTTGCGCTATAATGCTATGAGCGTAGATGAGGATTATTACATCCCTGTTCGCGGCGCTTCAAATAACACTAGAATTGAAACCCTGGCGGGCGGTCAGTTCACTGGCGACATTGACGATGTGAATTATCTACGAGATAAACTATTCTCGGCACTAAAGGTTCCAAAGGCCTATCTTGCACAGACTGATGCCATCGAAGATAAGACGACATTATCACAAAAAGATATCCGCTTCGCAAGAACAATTCAGCGATTACAACGCACCGTCGTCGCGGAACTAGAAAAAATATGTATTATACACCTATACACTCTTGGCTTTAGGGATAGTGATCTTCTTTCTTTTAAGATCAATCTCAACAACCCATCAAAGATTGCCGAACTTCAAGAGCTAGAGCATATGCGAGTTAAGTTTGAAATTGCCGGAGGAGCCACAGAGGGACTGTTCTCCCGCCGCTGGGTTTACCAGAACATCTTCAAGCTCTCAGAAGAAGAAGTCCAGAGGATTGAGATGGATCAGTTCGGTGATGCTAAGCACGCCGCCCTGATTGAGGCAGCAGCAATGCCAGAGGGCGGTGAGATGGAAGGCGAAGCCGGACTAGATCTCGGTGGCGAAGCTATGGGCGGCGGACTCGGAGACGAAACCAGCGCCGTACTGCCTGATGAGTCCGCAGAACCAGCAGAAGAGGGCCCGCTCTTGGCGTCGCCTGAAGGGGCTGAGCCCGCAGCAGCAAACCGCCCGGATAAACGCCGGATGGGAGCACGTCTTCGAAGCATGAAAGGCAAATATGCTAGTGAAATGGCCTCCTCTACTACTAGAAATGTAGATAAAGGGTGGCCTGACGGGATGAGGACACTAATTAACATAGGCGAGAACAAAGCCCCGGATGATGAGAAGCTTATTTTTGATACGCAATTTGAAATTAAAAAACTAATAGAACAACTGGAATCGAAAAATGAAAGCAAAACATAATAAAAAAAGAAACACAGCCTTTCTATACGAAGCACTCACTAGAGAGCTTACTAAGATGATTGTAGCCAGAGATGCAAAGAAGGCACAAACGATTAAAGCAATCTTTAGAGAACACTTCTCGGCAGGAAAGGAACTACAGCAAGAGTTAAACTGTTACAAGGCGCTTTCGGAAAGTTCTGAGCTAGACCACTACACTGCTGAAAAAATGATCTTCGCAGCAAAGAAAGAGTATGAAGAACTTGATAAGAAGAATATATTCCAAGAGCAGTCCTCTGTGATTAAAAAGATCAACCAAGGACTGGGAAATGACATTTATAATAACTTTGTCCCCAATTACCGAGCCTATGCTACTATATCTCAAATATTTAATGATTCGACACCAGTTAAGTCTAGGGTCTTGCTAGAGAAGCAAATTTTAAAAAGCCTCACCAGCCCTAGTAACAAAGAAGAAGAAATGAAGCCAGTAGACTCTCTGGTCGTTAAGTCCTTCAGCGAGAGATTCAACAGTGAATACTCTCACTTGCTCCCAGAGCAACAATCCCTTCTTGGAAAATATGTTTTGTCTTTCGGGGCAAATGAGGTTGATTTTAAACTTTGTGTGGTTAACGAGCTTAAGAGAATCCGCAACGAGGTCTCACTTTCTATGCAACTCGACGAGGTTAAAAGCGACGATGAGATGGTCGCCAATACTAAGAAGGTGCTAGAAAGAATAGATAATTTTGATATTGCCAACGTCACCAAAAAAGATGTTCTAAAGATATTGAAACTTCAAGACTTAGCTCACGAGTATACTAACGATGCCAATAACCTTTAAGATCGGAGACTCCTCTGCCAACGAGGAGCAAAGGCCTATCCAGGCTACCATAGAACTCCAGATAAGCAAGACTCTAGACGGAAATCTGCTTATCAACGACCATAAGTATATGGATATTGTGGTTGTTCCTTCCGAGGGTCGCATTGTCACAATGCCAAAACCATATGCAGAGAAAGATGTATATGATTATCAAAAAGACTTAATGTATTATTTGTTTAAGAGTGGAATCCCAAATGCCATGGCCCCAGAAGGCGGCCCTTTCATAGGGATGATGGAAACTAATTACCCATTAGACAGCGAGGTTGATCCTCTGCAAGCTTCTTTGCTGATGATAAGTGAGTATATCGCCAAGACAGCGGCTGATGAGATGGTTGCGGACGAGTATGACGAAAATATCGAAGATAACTTTGTTGATCCTCCCGATACCAAGACTACCGAATATGGGGAAATAAAACCATATCAGGATACTCCCGGCGCTAATGCCATCGGCGACCCAACTTATACTTTTGCCGGATACGGCTACCTTTATTAGGTCACCAGAAAGAAGATTTAAGTGCCCTCTTTGGTAGAAATGTTGTATTTTATTCTATGTTCATATGGACTAACTCAGATTTTAGTTTTCTCTAAGGTTCTGAATAAGATCCGACCTGCCTATCATTTTTTCCACTGTCCTATGTGTATTGGCTTTTGGTCGGGGGTTCTTCTTCTCTTCCTAAACCCATTTACAGAACTATTTACATGTGATGTTTCTTTGGTAAATGCCCTGCTTCTTGGGTCATTATCCTCAGGCACATCATACGCGTTGTGCATGCTAATCTCGGACGGAGGATTTCAACATGAATACCGAACTAGGGGGGATGTGGACACAGAAGTGGATGTTAAGACCAGTCGCAAGGTGTTGCAGGGGTAGTTGTATCGAGCGGGTAGCGCCCGCAGGGTTATTTAAGGATTCTTAATGTTAAACAAAGGCAACGTATAATGGAAATAAAACTAAACAAGACAGAGAAAGCGTTCAGCGCCGGGGTAAAGTGGGAAGTATATACTAAGGACTGTTACGAACTCAGAAAACAGGAGTTTGAGAGACTTCCTTTGCATATCGTTGATCTTGGGGCAAACTTTGGCTGGTTCAGTCGTCTTGCTACGAAACTATATCCTGACTCAAAAATATATGCATATGAAATGGTTGAGAGAAATTACTTAATAGCGAAGCATCTTCTCTTATCGGGGCACAACAATATCGAGCTTCATAATGCTATCGCTATCGGAAATCATAAAATAGACACTATTCGGGTAGATTACAGGCGAAACCTGGGAGGAAACAAGGTAATATCTAAGGACTCAAGATTTTATCTTAATCAACAGATCTCGGCTGACGATGATCAGGTTTTTTCTCATGAGAATTCCATAGCCCTTTCACAGTATAGTTTAAAAAATATCATTGATGACAATAATATAGATTATATCGACTTCTTAAAAATGGACGTCGAAGGAAGCGAATATGATATTTTAGAATATGTATTTGAGAATGGACTATCCAAAAAAATACTTAACTTGTCAATGGAAGTACATGGTCGAAGAGAATTCTGGAAAAAAGATAAAGGTGCTCCTGGCGACTCTCAACAACTGAAGTGGTTGAAGGAACAATGCCATGACCATTTCGACGAAGTGAGCTTCTATGGGCACTATGCAAGGCTTTCAAATAAGCTGGGGAAATAAAATGAAAAAATATGTCTTACAAGAGTTTATGAATCTGGATTATAGCGACGACCTTCTTACTGAAGAAGAGCGCCAAGGCAACAAGGAGGGTATTCACCTAGTTGTTGCTGGCAAGATTCAGTGCGCCGAAGCCCAGAACGGCAATGGACGCATATACCCCAAACCAATCCTTGAAAGGGAAATAAAAAACTATACCAAACTTGTCAAAGAAGGTCGGGCCATCGGAGAACTTGATCACCCTGACAGTTCAGTAGTAGAGCTAAAGAATGCTAGCCACGTAATGACCGAGGTCTGGTGGAAGGGCAACGATGTCATGGGTAAAATGAGGATTCTGAATACTCCTGCCGGGCAAATCGCCAAACAGTTAGTAGAGGGAGGGGTTCAGTTAGGTATCTCTAGCCGCGGATTGGGGTCAACACGCCAAGAGGGCGGCATCACCATGGTTGAAGACGACTTCCAACTACTATGTTTTGATTTAGTTTCTGAACCCAGTACTACTGGGGCATTTTTAGTAGCCGAGAATCAAATTAAAACTCATCTTACAAAGGCTGATCGTATCAACCGAGCCTTAAATAACATACTTGGAAGCGAATCATGACTGGTGCAGGAATTGGCGCTTTTGACAGCGCTGAAGGAAACTATGGATTTAAGGCGACGGCCGACGGAAAAGTAATTCTCGGCAACACTTCCGACGACGTAATCCAAGTTACGGGAAGTTTGGACACTAAGGGACATTTCCTAACTGCCCCCACCGCTACGGATTTGGGATCGGGCACCTCCACCACCTTGACACCCAGCACCAGCCTACACTTTTTAGACGCAGATTCCGTCACTCTCGATGAGGGAAAAGATTATTTTGAGATTACCTTGGCAGACGGAACCACTGCCGGACAACATCTACAACTTGCTATCACCAACACTCCCAATAATCCCGTCAAGGTAGTGGGCGATACCGGAGGGGCAAAAGCATCGGCCACTATAACATTCACAGGAATCCCAGCATCGGGTGAGGCACTCACCGTGACGGATACCGACTCAAACACTTATACCGTTACCTACTCCGACGTCGAACCTTGCGGAAACATTGTAGTGGCTGGTGAAAGGGCAATCACCGCCGGAGTATTCGGTTGCACAACCGCCGCCGATGGCGCTGGTCAGTTATATGCTGCCTTTGATACTGGTGTTGGTAACGGATGGCCGTTTACTATTGGGAGCTTTGACTGGGGAGTCGATACTGAAGTTACTCTCACCCAAAACACAGCGGGCACCGCCGGAAACAACACCATTTCCGAGAACTTGTCTAATGCATCGGCGACCGGCTTCTCCGGCGGCACTGCGTTAGTCGAAGGATCAATCAACTCCACCTATGGGGTCGAATTGTCTAATGCTGGCGGCATGACACAAGGCGCACACTTTGTCTGGGACGCCACTAGTGAACAATGGCAGATAATTGCGGGAACTCAACTAACCTCATAAGAAAGAGAACAATGAAAAAATCAGAACTCAAAAATATAATTAAAGAATGTGTGAAAGAGGTCATCTTCGAAGAGGGTGTCATCTCTTCTATCGTTCTTGAGGTGGCTCAAGGGCTTACTAGCGCCGATCGGCTCACGGAACAGCGACCGGCTGCAACTAGACCGCCTCCCGCTATATCACGCCAAGCCGCAGAAACAAAGCGCCAGGTTCTGTCGTCTATTGGCGGCGATGCCTACGCAGATATTAAAAAGAAATTTAAAGACCCTGGGGTATTCGAAGGCACTCGCCCGATTCGAGAGTCCAAAGGACAGGGCCCATTATCTGGAGTCGATCCCCATGATCCAGGCGTTGACCTTTCGTCAATACCAGGGATGTCATCATGGGCAACTATAGCAACAGCCCAGGGAAAGAGGTAAATATGAAGAATAGATTCCAACACCAGCACCGGAATGATACACGCGCAACAGTCCGCGCTGAGGATTGCAATGGCAATGCTGAGAAAATGATTCGAAGATTTTCAAAACTCGTTAAGAAGGATGGAATCATTGAAGAATGCAGAGAACGAGCCTTTTTTGTAAAGCCTACTACCCGCCGCTCTGAGAAAAAAAGAGCACGCGAAAGAGTAATACAAAAGATAAATAGGAAAAGAACAGAACTACTTACTATCAAAGATCGCTCTTTTAAAGGTAAGAATAAGAGCAAGAGGAGCAAATAATGGCCACCGACCTTACAAATTATAATAATCCATATGTAAGATCCCCAGGGATTTCAAGTGTTGGATCATACCAGGCCGCTGGCACTCCGTTCATCACGGGAAGTGTGGTTGCCGACGCCGGGGAAGTTGAAATCACGTTCCCTGCTGTCACTAAATCAGTCACAGTGATAAACAAAGACGCCTCCGGCAACGACGCCCTTAGAGTTCATTTTGCTTCCCAAGACACCAGCAATACTATCTCCGGCGCTCACTATATCACACTTGATGCGGTGAACACTTCTGTGACCCTCAACATCAAGACAAAGTCAATCTGGATTTCAAACGCTTCGGGCGGCTCAAGCAACTTCCAACTATTTGCGGAGTTGACAGGAATAGACCCAGGCAACATGTGGACGCTGACCGGCGCAGGCATTGACGCTTAAACTTATATAACGGCAGGAGACTATAACAATGGGCGGATTTGGCGGCGGAAATAGCGGGTTTTCACCATCACAAAATATCATTCCAGGCTCTACAAAGTGGGGTACCGACCTGACCGACACCCACCAAGTCACGGGCAGCGTAGATATAACTGGCTCCTTAGAGGTGAACGGCAGTGCCATTACCGGTCTCGCCGGAGGATCCGATACTCAAGTTCAGTATAACGATGCTGGTTCATTTGCTGGTTCTGCTAATCTAACATTTGATGGGAGCGCCGTGTCAGTCACTGGCAGTGTTGCCCTGTCAGGTTCGGGAGACAATATAGTAATAACTAGTAACTCAGAGGCAGGGGCGGAAATAGGTTCTGCACACCTAGGGGATTGGCCGGCAGTAAATAATTATGCCTTCTTTGGTCATAATTCTTTAGACCACAGCGCGGCAGGAAATTATGGGTTTATGCAATCCGCCGCAGGCGAAACATTTTTCAATGCGGCGTCGGGGCAGCAATTAAACTTCAGAATAAATAATTCTAACAAACTCAATATCCTTTCTGACGGCAACGTCGGCATCGGAGTAACAGCCTCATTGGCCCTTCTCCATATTTCAGGCTCTGATGGAACAGATGCTTTCCGTGTAGATACACTAGGAGCACAGGACAATCCTGCTATCTTTGTAAGTGGTTCCAATTCCTATGTTGGTATCGGAACCGACGCACCAGCCCAAGGTCTTCATGTCAAAGACAATGGAGCCGGGCAGATTGTCTCACGATTCGAGAGTAATGCGGGGAGGTCTACACTACAATTAGATAATGGCTCCAACTACGCCTTTTTCGGAGCATCTTCGGCTGGTCTTGATTTCGCAGCAGGAGGATCTGGAGCATATTCTAGTCCCCAGATGACACTCCGCTCCTCGGGCGAATTCGGCATCGGAATTACGAACCCAACAGAACTTCTTGATGTCGCAGGCACAGCCAACGTTACGACTCTATCTATCGGGGGAACTTCGGTCACCTCTACACCAGACGAACTCAACCTTTTGGATGCTAGCACCGTGACGGCTCCAAGCGAAGGAATCTGGACAGGAGTAGAAAGAGTAGCAGTAATAAACATCGGAGCCAGTGAGTATGCTGTGGGCGCACACGCTCTGGGCGTCACCCTGCCCGATAACGCCATAATCACTAGGGCTCTCTTGGATATTACCACGCCGCTTACTTCCTCCGGAGGAACAACGACACTGGAACTCGCTACCACCGGAAATATATTCCCCGCCAGCCTCTCCTTACCGATTGACTTCTTTCTGACCCTGGGCGGGACCGTTGGTATAGAGTCGTTCGAAGAAGAAATGGTGTATATACTGACCATTGAGGGCGGAAAACTCAATGGTGCCTCCACATTGACTTGCACCGTCGCCGAAGAGCCAGTGACTGCCGGCAGTATGAACGTTTATGTCTACTACGTTATGGGATCATAGAGAACATAGTTCTTTACTTGGTGCCGAAATCCGTATTGCTCGCGGCCATGCTCACTGCGCAGAATATAATATTGTCCAACAAAACTGGTCGTTAGGATAAACAAATAACTATTTATTTTGATATAATTTCATTATATTGAAGGGGAGCAATATGTCAAACATGCTGGAGCAAGCCATTATTGATGCCACGGACTTACGTGAGGCAGCTATGAAGAGCGCCGAAGCCTCGGTCGTAGAGAAATACTCTAATGAAGTTCGGGATGCCGTATCAAAGCTTTTAGAGCAGGATGAACTTCCTGTTGATGAACTCGGAGAGGATCCTATGGGAGACCCTGCGCCCGAGTCCAGTAAGACTACCATGGAGCAAGTTCCAATGGCCCACCTTCCAGATGTAAGCGAAGAAACATTTGTAGAAGTTAACCTTGATGATATCCTAGATGCGGTTAAGGCTGACGAACCATCTGCCGAGGACGCCATCGCCGCCGAAGTCGATGCGGAAGAGGTTATGGCTAGCGCTGAAGATGAAATGGTGGCTCCCGGCAACCGTGATGACGAGATAGACATTAGTGAAGAAGAATTAGTCAAGGTGTTTAAGGAGATGCTCGTTGTAGACGTCCCTGAAATTGAGCTAAAGCGCTCTAAGGCACGAGCCGATGAGGCTGCCAACCACCCTGACGAGGTTGAAGCCGACGAAACGCTTCCATCAACCCTCGAAAAAGAAGAAACAATCTATTCTGATGGAATGGATAAAGATGATTTAGAAGAATATGAAAGAACAATGGCTAAGAACGAGTCTTTAAGCAAGGACAACGCTAAGCTACGGAGTCTTTTAGGACAAGTTAAGAATAAGTTACAAGAGATTAGCCTGCAAAATGCTAGGCTACTATATGCGAATCGTGTCTTTAGCGACCCCTCTTTGAATGAGCAGCAAAAAAATAAAATTGCTGAGTTAGTTGGTAGCGCACGTTCAGTATCTGATGCGAAGATGGTCTACGAGACTCTTCAAAAGACAATGGCGTCATCTGCTCCTAAGCAGGGACCACAATCATTGTCTGAAGTTGTTACTCGCCGATCCTCTGTCGCTCTTGGCGGACGCCAAGAGGAAGAAACTACTGATCGTCCTCCCGCATACAATCGCTGGGCTAAGCTCGCAGGTATGACAAAAGACTAATTTTCAAAGAGGAGAAAAAAAATAATGTCTGTAATCGAAACCCTAACAGAAGGCATCAGAGCACGCTCTCTTGCCAACGAGGGTGAAGCACTTCTAGGGAAGTGGGAAAAGACTGGACTTCTTGAGGGACTAGATGAGAATACTCGTGGTAGTATGTCTCGCCTACTTGAGAACCAGGCTGCCCAGCTTCTTAAAGAAACCAGCACAATGGCTGCTGGTGATGTAGATGGCTTTGCCGCAGTTGCATTTCCAATCGTTCGCCGCGTATTCGGCAATCTATTGGCCCAGGATCTTGTATCCGTACAACCAATGAGCCTCCCAAGCGGACTCATTTTCTTCCTAGACTTCTTGTTTAGCGGAGACAGCGCCATGGTCGGCGCAGACGGCACCAAGTCGCGCCTTGCCCAGGCCTCGGACACATCGCTGTATGGCGGTGGTGTTACAGGTAGCGGTATCATTGATGGTGTGAATCTCGCAGGTGCGAGCCTTGATCAAAGCTTTTACGGCTTGAATAATGGCTTCTCATCTCCAACAGGTTCATTTAGCCTCGTTGCTGCTTCTATCACTAAGATTGTTTCAGGTACGT